AGAAATTGAAAATTTTGGCGACACGGTAAATATCGTGAAAGAACCCTCAATTACTGTGAGCGACTACGCTAGAGGTCAAACTGTAAACACACAAACTTTGGCAGACGATAAGTTACAACTTACTGTCGACCAAGGTTCATACTTTGCGTTTAAAGTAGATGACATCGAAGAAAGACAATCACATGTAAATTGGGAGGCTCTTGCAACTTCTTCAGGTGCTTATTCGTTGAAGAAAAATTATGATTATAATGTATTAAAATACATTTATGATAATGCTTCAACTGATGCAACTAATACAGGAACTGACGCATCTGCATTAACAGGAAATACTAATTCTAACACATTAGTAGATATCGTTTCTGCAGCAAAAGGAGTTCTTGATGGTCAAGATGTACCAGAAGAAAACAGATGGTTGGTTGGACCGCCTAAATTCTTTCAACAATTAAGAAAGGCGGATTCAAAATTAATGGATCAATCAGTAATGAACGATGGATCAGTATCCTCAATGCGAAATGGAATGGTATCAGAAAAACCTTTATTTGGGTTTAGAATGTATGTTACTAATGCCATTGCAGTATCGAGTGGTGCGGCTTCATCAAAAACATTTGGATCAAGTGGCTCAACTGAGTACGCTTTCCTTTATGGGCACCAAGGTGCAATTGCTACGGCAAACCATATTGCGAAAACTGAACTTATTAGAGACCCTGATTCATTTTCAGACATTGTGAGAGGCTTGCATGTTTTCGGAAGAAAAGTTCTGAGATCAACAGCAGCTTATTCAGGTGTTGTAACACTATAATTAGGAGGATAATAGATAGANTATGGCTACATATAATGTAACAGGTGTAGGTGGAACTACTGGACATCCGTCTAATGGTAGAACACCTTATCTGGTAGAAAATACAATTGACGTGTCAGCAGTAAACAGTGACGCAGGATCAGCAAATGGCGACATTTTATATGCTATTGATATTCCTGCAGAAACTTTAATCATGGAAGCTGGAATTGAGGTAATCACTGCATTATCAAGTTCTGCTACTATGGATTTAGGTATCACAGGTGGAGATGTTGACAACTTTGTTGATGGAGATACTAATGCAACAGGGTATGCGACTTTAACAGCTACAGCGAGACTTGTAGTTGCTTCTGCGAATACTTTAGATGTATTAACAGCTGGTGCAGCTTCGAGTGCGGGTAAAATCCGTGTTTGGGCAGTATTTTGTGATGTATCGGGTATTAACGAATCAGATCACAATACAAGTACACAACACGATACAGACGTATCNTAATAATATATAACTTAAGGGGGGTATTTATATCCCCCTTAATTCAACCCTTATTAATTAGGAGATAATATGGCTACTTATGATTTAAGACAAAAGACTCATGCNAGTACNGGNCAACGAATTGTNCCTTCTCCCCANGAAATNAGGNTACAGAATTTAGAAAACAAAGTTNCTTCTCAAGGTGATAAATTAGATCACATTGTAAAGTTACTAAATGAGTTATCAGAAAAAAAGTCAACTTCTTGAAGTAATTCAAGAATACAAGTCTGATACTGCTGCCTTAAAAAAGCAGATCGAAGACCTACAAAAACAATTAATAGATGCAGAATCTCGTATTAAACAATTATTAATTAAATATGAACATTCTGTACAGGATAATACTAAACAGGAAGAATAGTGGCTACAACATATCTAATTTTATCTAACAGAATTTTAAGAGAATTAAATGAAGTTGAAATGACTTCATCTAATTTTTCCAGCAGTCGTGGTATTCAAACGGCTGTTAAAGATTTTATTAATAAATCAGTACATGACATTTATAATGAAGGAGCTGAACTTCCTTTATTACATTCATCAACGACTCAAGTCCTTCAAGCAGGAGATGCGGAATATACTTTCCCATCTGATATGCGAAGAGTAGACTTTGAGTCTTTTTTTTTAAAGCCAACAGAATTAATTACTAATGGAGAATTTACTTCTAATATAACTAGTTGGACAAATGCTACAACTGGTGCTGTAGGGGGTGGAACTCCTGCATACAATTCAGGTGGTAATGGGAGATTACGTTTAAATGATGCAGCAGTATCACAAGCAATCTCTACTGTAAAAAATAAAACTTATAAAGTTCAAGCAAGAGTTATTGATTCTTCATCAGGAGGTTCTAGTTTAGCTATTAAAGTAGGTAATGCAGCACATGCTACAACTGATTTAAGTGCAACTTTAACTGTAACTAATTATGGTGAAGGGAAAGTTTTAGATACAACTTTTAGTGCAAGCCAAGTAGCAACTTATATTACTGTAATTAATAGTGATTCAAATAATATGGATGTTGATTATGTTAGAGTATCACGAAGTGATATTGCACCTAGAAAGCTAGCTCATATTACATATGATACCTATTTGCAAACTAATAAAGTTGCAGATGATGTAAATCTTAGTAGTGCTTATGGAATTCCTATAAAAATAATTAGGAAACCTGACTATGGATCTTTTATTTTAAGTCCTAAACCAAATACAGGTGAGTATACAGTTAGTTATGATTATTTTACAACACATACTGATTTATCAGCACATGGAGATACAATGTCTTTACCAGATAGATTTTCTTCATTAATTACTGATCGGTCAAAATATTATGTTTATATGTTGAGATCAGATCCTCAACATGCACAATTAGCAGATAGAGATTATCAAAGAAAATTAAAATTATTAAAAACAGATTATGGTACTCATGCAGATTATATGAGATCAGATACAATTACAGAAAGTATTGCTACTACTGTAGGTGTAACAGCATAGGAGAATTAAATTATGCATAGAGATTCAAATAAAATAATAGGAAATGATCATCCAGTTACTAAAAGATTACAAACTGGAAGAGTTAATTTAAAAAAACCATTAGAAACAAAAACTGATTGGCAAAAAATTGAACAACTACCAGGTCAAGATATTAAAGAAAAGTTTCAAAAGAAATTAGGAATGGAGGTAGATCCAGCTTTAACATTTAAGAAGCTAGAAGAATCTATGAAATATAAAATATGATTAAACCAGTTAATGACAAAGTATATACCAACGAACATCCAAAGGTAGATAGGGTGGAGCCTGAATCTGTAAAAATGGCTGGTGGTACTTTTGATATGAAAGAATATAAAAAATATGAAAATGCTGCTAAGAAAGGTTTAAATATTAAAAAAATTTTACCAAATATTACCTTAAAGACAATGGGAGAATATTATAAAATTTTTATGAAAAGAAATAAGTAAAATAATATGCCAGATACTTCACAAATATCTCCATATACAGCTAGTTGTGGAGGTGGACTTATATTAAATAAGGATGTATATAATATGCAACCTGGTGAAGCTTTGCAATTAAGTAATTTTGAACCATCCGTAAAAGGAGGCTATAGACGACTTAATGGCACAACAAAATTTAATTCAACAATTGTACCTCAAGTATCTGCTTCAAGTGAAAGAGTTTTATTATCAGCTATTTTTAATGATATAATTATAGCAGGACGTGGTGGAACAGTATATAGTGGGACAACAAGTGGATCTTGGACATCAAGAGGAACAAGTAAAGGAAGTACTTATACTTATGATTTTGATAAATATAATTATGATGGCACTAATAAAATTATAATTGCAACAGGATCAACAAATGCATTTACTTTAAATACTAGTTATACTGAAGATATAATTAATGCAACAGGTGGTGGGACAGCACCTACGGCACCTAAATATGTAAAGTCCTTTGCTAATCATATGTTCTATGCAGGTATGTCCGATGCAACACATAGTATTATATTTTCAGGACCTTTTACTGAAGATGATTTTGACACAGGTGCAGGAACTATTAAAGTTGGTGATGTTGTTACAGGATTAAAAGTATTTAGGGATGAGCTTTATATATTTTGCCAAAGAAGAATTTATAAGATAACAGGAACTAGTTCAAGTAATTTTGCACTAGCAGAAGTTGCTAAAAATGTTGGTACAATTGCTAATCTCTCTATTCAAGAAATAGGTGGAGATTTAATATTTTTATCTGCAGATGGTTTAAGAACAATTGCAGGTACAGCAAGAATTGGTGACGTTGAACTTGGTACTATTTCAAAACAAGTACAAGATAGAATTAATGATATTACTTATACTAATGTAACATCACTGATTATAAGAGATAAATCACAGTATCGTTTATTCTATCCTACAGATGGAGCTGAAAGTAGTTCAAAAGGACTTTTGGCTTGTATTA